GGGGGCAACAGGGAGCGATAGTGCTCCAGGGGGTCCATCTTACCGGGCCAGGCGGCGACGCGCGGGCTTGACCGGGGGAGCTGGCTCGTCGTCATCGACCTCCTCTTGCTCCTCCTCGACATCCTCCTCCTTGGCCTTCGCCTTCTTGCCGCCCCAGTCCTGCTTGGCAGGGGCCGGCTTAGCCGCCGAGAGGCTGCGGCGGCGCGGTGGCGCAACCGTCTCCTCCTCGTCCTCGTCGTCGTCGAGTGCCGTGAAGTCGTCTTCTGCCGTGGTCCCCCCGCCGAGGCGCTCACCATCGCGGACAAACTGGACATTGCCCAGGCGGGCGCTCAGGCCCTTGGACTTGTCCACGTCGTAGGCGAAGGGGCTGACGCTCACGTTCACGTAGCAGCCGGCGTAGACCTCGTCGGGGTCGGTGATGGGCATCATCTTCCGGTCCACGACCTGGGGCTTCTTGGTGCTGTGGACATTGATGAACAGCTTGCCCTCGTAGGCAGGGTCATCCTTGCCCTCGTCGTCGGCATTGCGCAGGCCACGCTTGAAGCTTGCCTGCGTCAAGAACTTGTCGAACGCCTTCTGCCCCCACTTGTCGACGCCGGCCTGGTAGAGCGCGTCCTCAAGCTCCTGGGTTGTCGGGTCATCGGGATCGAGGATGAGGCTGGCCCCATATTCCTCCTTGGTGCCATCCTGGTTAGGGACGGGCTCGAAGAGATCCGGGTAGGACAGGCGAACATTGCGAAGCACGATGGTTGCCATGGGAGTGTCTCCTGGTTGGCGTGGATTAGCCCTGAGCGAAGCGCGCAGAGCGGAGGTGGTTCAAGCGGTTGATGTAGGTCCGGCGGTCTTCCAGGAGATCCTGGCGCTCGTCGGCGAGCTGGCGATACAGGTCGACCCGATCCTGAGCGTTGTACATGAGGTGATCCATGTGATCGCTGTTGGTGGAGATTGCTTTGTTCAGGTGCTCGACGACCCGCAGCATGACGTCCTCGTTGTCGAGGTCGATGTAGCGAAGGAACGGAAGACCAGCGTCATCCATGGACAGCACGCGGGCCTCGTAGGCGAAATCAGCAGATTGCATGGTGTTCTCCGGTTGGTCTGTGGTGTGGAGCCTGCATCTTAGGGGGGATCTCTCCCCCAAGTCAACATGTGTTTACCAGTCGAGCGCGCTGAACTCGCGGGCGTAGGGCAGCTCGGGCCGGCGGTCGGATTCCGGGGCCAGGGTGGGAGCGCCCTGGGGCTTGGTCATGTACATCGACAGGAGCGGCGCGGCGTTCTTGCCGGCTGCATCGATGGCCTTAGCCGGGGACAGGAGCGTGCGCGGGGCCAGGACGTCCATATCCAGCCCCTCGTCTGCCAGCTCCTCCATGATCTCCTCAGGGGCCCGTGCCCACGTCCGGTAGGTCTGCTTCTCGACCACCTTATAGCCAGGGATCTGCGTGCCCTCCAGGGCCATGGATAGCCCGACGGTGCGGGCCTGGTCGAGCAGCTTCTGCAGACTCTTCTCCCGGCTCAGCAGTGCGGAGATGTCCTCCGGCAGCAGGCCCTGGGCACGGGGGCTGGCCTCCAGCTCCTCAAACGGGGCCAGGGTCCACTCCCGGAACGAGGGGCAGATGCTGGACGCGCGGCAGTATTGGCACTGTGCCTCGCCAGGATTCAGCGCCAGCTCCTCGCCGGCTTCGAAGTCATCCAGGATGATGCCCAGCCGCGAGATGAACTCTTCCAGCTCCTGCGGGGTGACGTCTACGAGCTGAAGCTCGGCGGAGATACGGGGCTGCAGGATGCCGACGGTGTAATGATGCCGAGGGCCGAGCTGTTCGATGGCACCTAATAGATAGGCCAGGAGCTGCGGGTTGCCGCGCGGGCTAACCGCGTTGCGCCCGTACTTGAGGTCGATGACAGTCAGCCGGCTCTTGTTCTCGATGACCACATCTGAGGTGCCCCAGATCAGATCCGGATCCTGCAGATCGAGGAACGTCCCGATTGGCAGTTTGACCTCTGCGTGGATCGTGGCACCGTTGGCATACTTGAGCACGGTGTCCACGGCGGCGCGGACATGGTCTCGCATCTCCTGGGGGAGCGCCCCCGGCAGGCGCTTACGCTTACCGGTGAGCAAGGACTCGAAAGCCTCATGGGCGCGGGTGCCCTCCTCTGCGGCGGCGCTGCCCTGATCGGGCGGGGCCTGCTCGCACAAGGCGATGCTGCCTGGACACTCCAGGATGCGGTGCAGGGCGGACGGGCTGACGGTTGCGTGCAGTTCGGGCATGAGGTGCTCCGGTTGGGGTGAAAGGAACGTCCATCATAAGGTGGGGGGTAGACGGCAGTCAACGCTTGACAACGGAAAATTCGCCGAGGACAATGAGGGCTCGTCACCCCTTTCCACCGGAGAACAAGATGAACCTGACCCCCTCGCAAGACCGCGCCATGGCAGCTTTCCAAGACTTCCGCGCCGGAGACGGTACGGTCTTTGGCCTTTATGGCGGACCTGGCACCGGCAAAAGCTTCCTGACCGCTCGCATCCTTGAAGACATGCGCGAGCCGGTCGTCGCAGCTCCGACCCACAAGGCTATCAACGTGACCCGCCGGTTCCTCGACGGGGTCGACCTTGACTGGGAGCAGGGCTACGACGAGCGCTTCCACGCGCCAGGGCGCATCATCACCGGCACCACGGCTTCGCTTTTGGGTATCTGCCCGGTGATCACAGACGACCAGGGCACCGAGGTTAAATTCGGAAAGGGCGGGCGGGGCATGCTGGACAAGATGATGCCCAAGTGGATCCTGATCGACGAGGTGAGCATGCTGCCGCTGCCCCACTTCCGCGACCTTTTCGAGCGCTGCCGCATGGCCGGCACCAAGATCGTGATCGTCGGCGACAAGAATCAGCTCCCGCCGGTCAAGGCGCAGCCGATCCCCCTGGATGACATGCCCGAGCAGGCCACGCTGACCGACGTCATGCGCCAGCGTGATGGCTCCAAGATCCTCGACGTGGCCTATGCGATCGTGCGGGAAGAGCCCTGGCGGCACATCACCGGGCCCGGCGTTACCCACAGCAAGAACCTCCTGCGCGACTTCCTGGAGGACGTCAAGGAACCCGCAGGGGCCCCGGAAGAAGAGCGGGCGGTCTATATCGCCTATCGCAACGTGATGGTCGACATGGCCCAGGAGGCTGCCTGCCAGGCGGTTTACGGGCACGGCATGAAAGACTTCAGACCCGGTGAGTTGGTCGTCTCAGAGTGCAACCTGACGGCCAATCGGGTGATGGCGGTCGCCAACCAAGACGAGATCGTCATCGAGTCGATCAGCGAGACGCAGGGCGACAACGAGCCTGGGCTCTACTGCACCTTCCGGGTTAGGGGGCGGGTCCACGGGGCCTACTATCTGCCCGAGGAGCAAGCTAACGACCAGCGCAGCTTTTATAACGTGGAGCTGAAGCGCCGGATGGAGTGGGCGCAGGAGCTTCAGCAGAAGGTGAAGAAGGACCGCTCGGTGGATGGGATGCGCCGGCAGGCATGGGTGGACTTTTTCAACTGGCGGGATCAGACTGTAATCCGCTTCCGGCACCCGTTCGCGATGACGGCGCACAAGTCGCAGGGGTCGACTGTCCGCGCCGTTTATGCCAACGCAACGGACTTGGAGCGGTACAACCGGGCTGCACTGTATGTCGCCGTGACGCGCCCTAAGGATCGTGTGGTGCTCGGGTAGCAGGCAAAGAAAAGCCCGCCGGAAGGCGGGCTTTAAGCTCCAGGTATCCCCCTGGTGGTCCTGACCGGAGATGAGAGAAACCGCACGACACCACTCGTACGAACACTTGACCCAACAGCTAGGTACAAATGCCATGCCCAGTCTACTGCATGATTTGCTCGATGTCTGCCCCCAAGGTGCAAATGTTTTCGGCACCGGCTTCGCCTGTGACCCCAATGATGAGAGAGCCGACTGGTCAGCCAAACCGCTTACCGAGCGCTCGGCGATCTATTGGTCACCCAATGCCCACAGCAACCTGTTCCTCTGCGTCAGTGCCTTCACGGGGCTGAAGCGGCGCAAGGAGGCGTTCGTTGCCCAGCTCGCCATTATGATCGACGACATCCAGCAGGACATCGACGAGGCCATGCTGCCCGAGTCGCTGCCCCCGACCTGGACGGTGCAGACGTCACCCGGCAGCCAGCAGGGATGGTGGGTGCTGGAGGATCCGATCGTTGACATGGTCATCGCCGAGAACATCATCGCAAGCCTGCAGGCAGCCGGGTTCCGCAAGGCGAGCGGAGGGGACACGGGATTCAAAGGGGTCACGCGATATGGTCGACCGCCTGCTGGCAGGAACACAAAGGCGAAGTACCGGCAGGAGGATGGCACGTTCCCACGGGTCACGGGCGAGCGCACAGGTGAGCGTGTGACCGTCGACGAGTTCATCGAGGCGTTCGGGCTCGACCGGGACGCGATCTACTCGGGGAAGCGCCTGTCAGCCCCTGGGAAGGGCGAGCTGGGCGGGGAGCAGCCCCTGGAGGACGTCAGCGCTGCAGCCGGCGTGGATCCGCTCCTGCCGTTCCTGGTGCAGCAGGGCATGGTCAAACAGATCAAGACCAACGGCTGGGTGGACGTCACCTGTCCCTGGGTCCATGAGCACACCGGCGGGGCGGACAACGGCACGGCTTACCTCCTAGCCGCTGCCAGCACCAAAGGGCATGGAGGTTTCGAGTGCCACCATGGTTCGCACGCTGACAAGACCATCGAAGACCTCAGGGCTTGGGCCGAGGAGCATGGCTGGGACAATCCATGGGTCCAGACTGAGGAGGAGGGCGCGGTGCTCACAGAGGGCAGCAAGGACGTCATCGACGAGATCAACGAGCGATTCACTTTCATCCAGAGTGAGAATGCCTGGCTCGACCACAAGACCATGGGCCTAGTGTCCGGGGAGGCCCTGACCCGCAACTACTCCGATCGGCTGGCGCAGAAGGTCAGCAAGGCGGGCACCCGGTTCTTCGGGGTTGAGGAGCGCACCATCGACAACAATGGCAACCCAAAGAAGGCCTTCTATTCCCTCATCAACTGGCTCAATGGGGTCGGAGGCAAGCGGGCCGATGCACTGGGGTGGTATCCAGGGCGGGACCGGATCTATGTCGAGGACAAGATCTCCTTCGCCAACACCTTCACCATGCCGGTGATCAGGCCCCATCGCTCAGATGGGCTCGCCAAGCCCTGGATCGACCATGTCCACCGGCTCTATCCGGGTGAGGCCGCGCACATCCTGAACTTCTTGGCGTTCACGCTGCAGCACCCATCGGTCAAGATCAACCATGCGGTGGTGCTGGCCGGCGACCAGGGCATCGGCAAGAACCTCATGCTACAGCCCCTGGAGCAGCTCAGGGGGTTCACCCGGTCGACGACCATGGACATGGTGATGGCGGGGTTCAACGAGTGGCTGGAGGCCAAACTGGTCATCACCAACGAGGCCAGCCAGCTCAAGCAGCACACCCCGCGCGAGGTGCAGTCCAGACTCAAAAAATTCTGGGCTAGCCCTCCTGAGCACCTGGAGCTAAATCGCAAGTATCAGCGGGTCCGCCTGATCCCCAACCTGCAGTCGCACGTCCTGACGACCAACCACCTGGGCTCGCTGCATATCGACGAGCGCGAGCGGCATGTCATGGTGTGCCTCTCAGAGATCGAGGCACCGGACCCGGCATACTTCGCCACCCTGGGCGGCTGGCTGACCTCAGAGGGCTGGCGCGACGTCCTGGAGTACCTCATGGGCCGGGACGTGACCCGGTTCAATCCCAAGGCACCCCCGCCGCGCACAGCCGCCCTGGAGGCCATGCGCGAGCTGTCCATGGACACTGCCAGCCTGGAGCTGCGGGAGCACCTGGAGGGCCAGGAGGTGGTCTGCCTGACGCAATTGGTCAACACCCTCAAGATGGTCGACCCCAACCGCTGGAACCACCGCACGGTCACGGTGACCCTGCATGAGCTGGGCTGGGTCAAGGTCAACAACGACGGGGACGCGCGAGGTAAGTGGGCCTATGGCCGAGGTAAGGTGGTGATCTACGTGCCCAGGGGAGTACACAAAACAGAGGCAAAACGGCTTGTTCTAGCCTGGCTGAAGGCGAACAAGCCGGAGTAGTGAGAAGGGGCCGAAAGGCCCCTTCTTATTTGGTGCAGAATGATCGTTAATGTATACACTAAGATGCGTCCCTTGAATGTCCCTTAATTGTGCCTTAAATGTCCCATGAAAATTTAAGCTAAGTCATTGGCAAATTAACTCTTTCTACTACTTTTGCGTCCCTACGTCCCTTAATATGATAAGTTTAGTATAAATGTATAGTGGTATAGGGGGCGGCTATAGGGGAAAGGCACTGAGGGGGAAAGAAATAGGAAAAAAGGGACGCATGGGACGCAAACGCCGAAAACGCTATATCTGGCAACGGCTTAGCGTGCGTCCCTGGGGGGCTGAAAAGGCACGCACCCGGATTTGCACACGATACGGGGCTATTTGACTCATTCGACCAGCATTGTATACTGGCGTTTCCAATCAACTGACCGGGAGTAGACGATGACAATACATACCATGCTGGGTATCAACGGCGACGAGGGCTCTTTCGGCATGCCGATGGATGAGGAGCAGTGGGGCCATGTGTTGCACCTTAGTGAGAGCTACTTGGGCATCCCGGAGGAGGAACGAGCGCTCTTGCTTGCTTTGGTGGGGGCGACGGTCTTCCGCGAGCTGCACACGCCCAGCATGTCGGCTGCTGACTTTGTTATGACCCTCTTGAACCTGACCCTGGGCACGGCGATCCTTAGGGACAAGCTCCTGCCCGTTCGGGACGAGATCAAGGGCCCGGCTTTCCTGTTGATCGATCTCACCAGGCTGCGGGCCGGCGAGGATTGGGTGTTGCTGCGCCCTCTTGCTGATTCGGACTTGCAGATTATCAAGGGGTCAGCGAAGATGAACTAACGAATACAGGAGAAAACATATGGCAGTTCAACCTAAGCGCTTGTTTGTTCCCGGCGGCCCCGGCGGGCCTGGCCGGCCTAAGGTCACGCCGGAGGACCGGGCCATCCGGGCCAAGCGGGAGGAGTGGCTGGCGACGCTCGACAAGGACGTACCGGCGATCCTAAAGGGTCTCGTCGCGCGGTCCCTCAAGGGGGACAACACCGCAGCCAAGATGCTCCTGGATCGTGTCCTGCCGATCAGCACAGCCCACGTCGATGCGCTGATGCAGGAGCTGGAGGAGCTGCGCCAGCGGCTGGATGCGATCAAGCCCCGTGCGGTGAGCAATGGCTGACAGTCTCGCCAGCATCAAGCGGATCCTCCGGGAGCTGAAGGAGCAGCTCCCGGAGCACGCGGAGGTCGTGGACTTCGATCTAGCGTTCGGGCGCGAGCTGCGAACGCCGATCGAGCCCCATGATCAGATTCTGGACATGCGGCAAGGCCGGGCCCTCGCGGTGCCCGCCCCAGCGGGCTCTGAGCGGCTCAGAGACACTCCCCGCCCTCCGCCCCCACCCAAGCCCCGTAAGCGCGGCTGGAAGCGCCCAGACAAGATCAGGCCCCCTCTGGACCAGGAGCGGGCCCTGCTGTTCGGAGGGCCCCGTTGATGGGCTACAAGATCCAAGGCGATCCACCGGGCCCGGTGGCTCAGGCGTTTCTGGAGGACCGCTCCTACTTCAGTGCCATTATGGGACCACTGGGGTCAGGCAAGACCAACACCGCGATCCTCAAGATCCTTAGGGTCGCCGAGGAGCAAGAGCCCAATGCCGATGGGGTCAGACCCGTCCGGCTTATCGCCATCCGCAACACCTACCCGGACCTGGAGGCCACGACCATCCGGGACTGGTACTCGATCACCCAACCCCTGGGCAACCTGCGCATGTCGCATCCACCAACGCAGTACATGCGCTGGCGCATGCCTGACGGCTCGGTGGTGGACCTGGACGTCATGTTCCTGGCCCTCGATCGCGAGGAGCATGTGCGCAAGCTCCGGGGCGCGCAGGCATCCATCGTCTGGCTCAACGAGATGAAGGAGCTGCCCAAGGCAGTGCTGGACATGGCAACGCGTGCCCTGGGGCGCTTCCCATCGAGCGCCCTGGGCGGCGTGCGCTGCACGCGCGAGACGATGATCGGCGACTTCAACGCACCCGACGAGGACCACTGGGCGGCTGACATCATGCGCGGCGACACCCCCGGCTGGCGCGTCTTTGTGCAGCCTGGTGGGGTCATCAGGGTCGGAGCGGACTGGAAGCCCAACCCCGAGGCGGAGAACATCAGCAACCTGCCCGAGGACTACTATGCCAAGATGCTGGCGAACAAGGCGGACCAATGGGTCCGAGTCAACCTCGCCAATCAGCTCGGCTCCAGCGTAGACGGCAAGCCTGTCCATCCCGAGTACAGCCCGCAGTACCATGAGGGTGAGTTCGAGCCCGACCCCAACGAGCCCATCCTGTCGGGCCAGGACTACGGGCTCACCCCGGCTGCCGTGCTGTTCCAGATCGTCAACGGGCAGATGCGCGTCATCGACGAGGTGGTCACCCACAACTTCAGCGCCATGGAGCTGGCAGCGAGCATCAAGGAGCGCATGATGGAGCCCCGCTACGCCGGCCTGGTCTATCGCATGGGCTGGGGTGATCCAAGCGGCGGCACGGGCTCGCAGGCGGACAAGAACACGCCCTTCAGGGTGATGATCCAATCGGGTCTGCCCACCGTGGCAGCCGGCACCAGCAACGCGTTCACGCCACGGCGCGAGGCGCTGGGCTCACGGCTACGCCGCTTCACTCAAAAGGGCCAGCCTGCCCTCCTGGTGCACAAGCGATGCACCACACTTCGAAAGGGCCTGGCTGGACACTACGCTTTCAAACGGGTCAAAGTGCTTGGCGATGACAAGTACCATGACGTGCCAGACAAAACGATCTATTCTCATGTCTGTGAGGCGCTTCAGTATGCCTGCGTAGGCGCAGGAGACGCGCGGGACTTCACGGGCGGTAAACAATGGGGCGGTAGCCTCAAACAAGGGATCTCCCATGCAAGATGACATTTTGAGACACATCCAGCATGAGCTGGGGCAGGCCGAGGTTCTTGACGTCGATGAGGCTGCGGATTACTTCAATGCCCAGCGACCGCTCCCCATGGATCGGGACGACCAGACGTCCGCAGAAGATGCGGTTAAGTGGTCCGAGGTGGTCTACCCCGAGGTCCGCAACGCGGTCATCGCCACCCTGGCCGAGGTCATGCCTGGCTTCTTCAGCGACCAACCGGTCGAGTTTCCCCCCACAGCTCCCGAGGACGAGCAGCAGGCCGAGGTCGAGTCCCGCCTGGTGTCGCACGTCGTGTTCGACATTGCAAAGGGGTTCGAATCGCTCATGCGGGCCATGCAGGACGGCTACCTCTACCGGGCCGGCGCGGTCCAGATCTACTGGCTGGAGCGTGCCAAGGTGGTGGGCCAGCGGATCGAGTCTGTCCCCGAGGATGTTGTCATCCAGATGCTGAATGAGAATCCCGAGCTGTCGGCGGAGGAGCGCAAGGACAAGCAGGGCTGGGATGTCGACCAGTTCGAACACCTTGTCGAGTCCCGTCCGGTGGTCGAGTGGGTGCCCATCGACGAGCTGCGGGTGGACAAGAACCAGACCCTGGTCGACCTGGATGACGCGCGCTTTGTGTCGCGTGTCCGCCTGATGACCAAAAGCGAGCTAATCGCTCTTGGCTTCGACAAAGATGTGGTCGACGCCATCGCGCCCTATGGGGGCTCAGTGTCGGTGGTCGATGAGTCGGCGCAGGAGGTGATGGTTGCCGAGTCGCACATCCTGTTCGATACCGATGGGGATGGGATCGCCGAGCGGCGCAAGGTGATGACCGCTGGCGGATCCGATGGGGATCAAGTGCTCCTCGATGATCGGCCCTGGGATGAGCAACCCTTCGCCCTGGGCGTGCCCTACTTCGGGCTCAAGAATTGGCAGGGCATCAGTCTCTACGACCGGCTCAAGGTGCTGCAGGATCTGCGCACCGACCTGTTGCGGCAGATCGTGGACACCGGCTGGCGCAACCTGATCGGGCGCTTCTGGGGGCTGGAGATGGCCTTCAACCCCAACGACCTGGCGGCGAGCCGGCGGGGCGGCATGGTCCGGGTCAACACCCCGCAGGCCATCGGGCCACTGCCGGACGCGCAACTGTCCCCGATGACCTTCCAGCTCCTGCAGTCCCTGGTGGACATGCGGCGGGAGTCCGGCGGCGGCGCGGTCGACACTGCACCCCAGATCCAGCAGATGGGCGGCGACACGGCTCACGGGATCGAGCGCCTGGTGTCCGCCATCGAGCAGACCAACGCGCTTTCAGCCCGGATCATGGCCGAGACGCTGATGAAGTCCACGTACCGCAAGGTCCACCGACTGCTGCGCAAGCACTGGCAGGGCGTGCTGCAGAAGAAGCAGACCGGACGGTGGTTGGTCGAGATGCCCCAGCAGTGGTCGCCACGCGATAACGTGGAGGTCCGGGTGGGGCTCAGCCTGGGTGATCGGAGGGCACAGGCGCAGCAGCTCGACACCGTCATCGCACGCCAGATCGAAGCCCTCGCGCAGGGCCGGGATGGGGTGCTGGTGGATCTGCCGCAGCTCCATAATGCCTTCCTCGATCAGGCCCGGTTCCTGGGGCTCAGCGCTCCGGAGCAGTACTGGATCGACCCGCAGTCGCCCCCAGCACAGCAGGCGGCGCAGGCCAAGCAGCAGCAGATGGAGCAGCAGCAGCAGATGGCACAGCAGGCCGCGCAGCAGGCGGCTCAGCAGCAGGCCGAGCTGCTGGTGACGATCGAGAACATCAAGGCCGAGGTCGACAAGTACAAAGTCGACTGGGACCATGTTGCCAAGGTCAACGAGCAGTTCATCAAGCTCCTCGATCTGTCCGCTCGGCACACGACCGAGGACATCAACGACGTGGAGCAGTTTGCCGGGGCCATCAACCAGAAGGGACAAAGCAATGGCGAACCCGTACGACACGGGGATTGACCCTAACCGGGTCTTTCGGGGGTTGGGGGATGCCGGGCGGACCATGCTCGGTGGGATGGTCGCGCATCCGCTTGCGGTGCTCGGAGGGCTCGCCCGGTTCACCGAGCCGGGTGGCAATGTGGCCTACGCCAAGCAGACCCAGGATGACATCCTGGAGCGAGCTAACGAGTACTTCGCGCCCCGGACCTTCGATGGTGAGATGACCCTGGAGGCCATGAGCAAGATCATGGGCGAGCCCATGCGCTTCGCCGAGACGGTTGCCCCTGGGGTGGTCGAGAAGGTTCGATCGGGCATGGAAAGCCTGGCCGAGGCAGCGGGCCCGACGGGGCGCTACATTGCCGGGGTCGCTCCGACCCTGCTAGGCGGCGCTTACGGGGGCTACGCCTTGGGGGCCAGGGCAGGGGCTAAGGCGGCTCAGCGCACGCTGGAGGATCTCCCCTACCATGTCACGACCGATGCAGCAGGCCGGCGCAAGATCGTGCCCAAGACCCCGCAGGAGGCTGCCGAGGAGCTGTCCAAGCTGTTCGAGGGCTCGACTGACGGCATCACCGGGATCTACAGCTCAGTGGACAAGCAGGCGGCTATCGCCCGCGCCTTCGAGCTGGGAGCGAAGGGGTCACCCCAGTACAAGAAGGCAATCTTCGACGCCTGGAAGCAGCAACGCCCGGACCTGATGGAGTTGCACGATGTTCGCGATTACGACGAGCTAGTGAGCCGCTCGTACGAGGCGCTCGGGCGCGAGGTCGACGCACAGTTCAGCCGGCTGCCCGTGGCGACCACCTTCCACGATGGGGAGCTGGAGTACCCCAGCTCCTCCGCCATGATGGATGATGTTCGACAGGGTCAGAACCTCAACGTGTTCCAGGGCGGCGAGCCCCACCAGTTTCTGGGCAAGGTCGACCCGGTGACAGGTTTGTCACAAAATGACAAATTCCGCGCGGTTCACGACCTGATGCACGTCCGCACCGACACCGGGTTTGGCCCCAAAGGTGAGGAGCGTGCCTGGTATGGGCACAGCAAGACACTGTCCCCCTTGGCCCAGATCGCCCTGGCCTCCGAAACAAGAGGACAGAACTCCCTGGTCAACTACTCTCCGCTCAATGCCGAGGTTCACCGGGACATCATCAAGGCCAAGGAGGCACTGCTCAAGGATCCCGAGAATCCCGAGCTGCAGGCGCGGCTCAGCGAGCTGAATACCCAGCGGCAGTATGCCCCTCAGGTGGGTGTCGCTCTGCCCCCGGAGATGCTGGACCCCGATTTCTCGGGCAAGATGCCGGGCTATGTCCCCAACGAACCGGACATGCCCTCGACGCTCTGGGGCCTGCACTACGGCAACAAGGACGTGCCATATGCAGACCCAGCCAAGTACGGCACAGGTAAGCGCGGCGAGGAGCGCAACCGGCTGGCGAACGACTGGAAGAAACCCCGGACCTTCTTCTACACCGACGAGACGGTGGGTGAGAATGGGCTCGGGCCCCATCGACGTCACTCGATGCTGAAAAACGTGTACGATGCGTCCGAGGACCAGCAGAAGCTTAAGCTTCTGGCGGACACCCTGGCCTACTCCCCGCTCTATTCGCCGATCAATCCGGGCAACAGGATGGCCCCGGTGGCGGCGAACAACCTGGAGTCGCTCGTCAGGGCTTACGGGTACGAAGGATTGAGCTATCCTGACTTCTACCAAGGGGCCGGAGCTGCGGCCATGTTTACCCCTCAGAGGCTAGTGAAACCACGATGAACGCCCTGCTGAAGAAGATGGCTGACTCATTCAAGCGTCCTGACCCCGATGGTCGGACCCGGACCAAAGGGGCCACGCGGAAAGAGCTGATGGCCCAGGTCGCGGTCGGTCTGCTCCCTGACGAGAAGAGAAAGTGGAGCAAAATCCTCGACTCGCACCCGGCAATTAACGCTGAGCGTCAATACTTCACCCCGGAAGAGATACGGATCATGCTCAAGTCGCCGACCATGGTCCGCGATGCAGAAAAGACACTCAAGGCCATGCCCAAGGCCAAGGATATGGGCTCGGTCATGCAACTGGGGCAGTCTAAGCTGGGGTGGTATGAGCAGAGCGCCAAGGCGATCGAGGAGGCGTTCGGCAAGGAGGATGCGCCGATCTTCGCGCGGATCCTGGCCGCGACGAGCCCCCAGACCACCGTCGACAAGAACCTGCAGCACTCGCTGAAGTTTTGGGAAGCATGGACCGCAGCAAACCGCCCAACAGACGAGAAGTCGATCAAGGCCATCCGCAAAAGAACAGGCGGTATGGAGACTTACGACAACAACCTCATCAATGCTGTGAAAGGTGCGGTGCTCTCCGGCCCAAAAGTCAATAGCTTTGGGCGCAACCTCCAGAACCTTGCGATGTTCGTAACTAACGACGTCTGGAACGCCAAGGGCATGGGCATCGAGCAAACCAATTTCGCCGGGGTCAAGCCCAAAGGCAACCCGGACAACCCTGGCTACTCTGGCGGCTACCTGGCGGCGAACGCGCGTGTCAGGAATGCGGCGGATCAGTTCGGGTGGACCCCGGCAGAGGGCCAGGAGACATACTGGTCGACCCTCTACACGCTCGGGCAGAAGGGTGGCGTGCTCGAAAACCTGGGGCGCAAGACACATCAGGACGTCGGCGGCACCCCTGACTTCGCACAACTCTTGCGGAACCCCAAGTACGCCGCGCTGGCTCCATCGATGAGCGAGAAGTTCGCCAAGATCACGCCTTCGCCTCGCCAGATCGACGACATCCCGCTGATGGAGGGGCTGACCCCTCAGGACATCGCACGGGCCCAGCGTGGCGGGCTCACCAACCTGCAGAGGGACAAGGACGCCGCCCTTATGGAGACGCGCCAGAGGTCGTATGGGCAGGGCACCACGCCTGCTCTCGATCAGCGCATCGCCCCTGCGACCATGCACCATGAGGGTGTCCCCTACGCGCACGCGGGGCTCGGGGGTGACCTTGAGAAGGACACTGAGAAAGCCCTGCACCTGTTCAGCAAGAAGGTCACTGAGCCCTTCATCGATGCCTTCGGAAACGACCGCCTGCTAGCCGCGATGGGGATCGATACCCAGCTCCGCCGGCAGTACGGGCAGGGTGCATATCAACCCCCTGATGCGGACCTAGAGGCGAATCCTGTTGCGGTCACGGGCACCATGCTCGACCTGACCAAGCAACGCCAGCCGCGCGCGCGGGACGTCCAGGCGTTCGACACCGTGTCCAAAATCAAAAGCTCGATGACAGCACAGGGCGCGTCACCCTACAGCATCCCGATCCTCGACCCCGAGGGGGACGCACTCTACCGCCCGCGCGGTAAGCAATCTGATGGCCCCTGGAAGGACAACATCCGGGCGCAGGCCATGCAGAACGCCGGGAAAGACCTCGCCGTGGCTGACATGGGCCGGGGCTCGCTCCGCCTTGGCTTCGGAGATGACTCGGTCTACGACATGCCGCGCCCCATCGATACCGAGCTGAAGCACTTCCCCAACGCGGGAGCACTGCTTCCGGACATGCCCCCTGGCCCCATGGATTCGATTCATGGGGTGCCAGTGCGCAACGCCGGGGGCTATCCCTCCTTCGAGGATGAGTGGACCAAGCCCCAGCAGAACCTGATCAGCAATCAGGTGTTGCAGGCATATGAAGCGCTGCCGATGAAGACACGGCGAGCCTTGGATGCCGAGATCCAGGACATTGCCCCACAGTTGCTCGATGCCTACCAAAAGAAGAAGGTCAAGCGGGAGGACTTTCTCCGCTATTTGCACCTAATGAAAGAAGGCGGGCTGCCGGCAGTGCGCGAGGCCATCGAGGCGGGCGAGAAGCTCATCCAGGCACCAACAGGGTCTAACCCCTTTGGAGGGTATGCATGACCAAGCATCATCACATTGACGAGGGCGCATTAGACCTGGGCCCTCCTCTCTCCGACGGGCACCGGGCGGCAATCTGCAGCCTGGTGGAGTCGGGGGCCCTTGACATGGCAGTCGGGGCAATCGAGCGCCGGATAGTGGCGCGGTGGGTCGTGACGGCTGGGTGTGAGCCCGAGATCCTTCTGACCCTTAAGAAGAAGCAAGAAGCTTTGCGAGAGCTAGAGCAAGACATTCGTAGACTTTACAAAACAATAGGGCCAAACTATGTTCGTTCTTGAAGAGGAACCCCTTGAGCAAAGGGAAGAAGACGATGCGCTGAGCAATGCGCCCCTGTCCGGCCAAGACGGCGATGAGGACAAGCCGCTCGATCCGCCCTCCGAGGAGGACTCAGACGAGCCGTTGGATATCAAGTCGATTGCTGACCTGGCAAAAGCGATCGATGTGGATCCAGAGTACCTGTACAGCCTGCAGTTTCCCTTGTCTGGCACCGATGAAAAGGTGACCCTGGGGGAGATCAAGGATCGGCTACAGCAGGCACAACGGCAGCAGGCTGAGATCGAGCAAAAGGCCAAAGCTCTTGAGCAAGAGCGGCTAAGCCTGAGCCAGAGTACACGTCAGGTGCAGGAGGCCCAGACCCAGTTTACTGAGGAGATGTCCAAAGCTCAGCGCGAGATGGTTGCGCTGGAGGCCAAGTTTGACATGGTCGATTGGACGCGCCTCGAAGAGCTGGATCCGGGCAGGGCAGCCAACGAACGGCAGAAGCTCCTGAGCCAATATGTCGCCGCCCGCGAGCGGCTGCAGGAGGCACAGGGCAAGCATCAGCAGGTTCTGCAGTACCAGCAGTACTCCGCGAAGCAGTACCACGATCAGGAGCTGCTCCGCCGGATTCCGGACTGGCAGGACCAGAAGAAGGCGGCGGAAGAGGTCCAGGGCGTCGTGGACATGGCGCGAGAGCTGGGCTTTACCGACGGTGAGCTGATGACTGCTGTCGACGCGAGGCACCGGCAGGTGCTGTATATGGCCTGGAAGTGGCATCAGCTACAAAAGGGCCGGACTGCCGTCGAGCGTAAGCCGCCCAAACCCCTCACCGGCGGGCGTGGCCTGACCAAGGGTGCAGCCGCGAAGGCGAAAGAAGCGGATCTGATTCGTAAGGCGCGGAATTCGAATCGGCGGGAAGACAAGACCGCTGCAGCGATTGCCGTACTAACCAACTCGCTCAAGTAAGGAGGCCCTTCAATGGCCGCAACGAATACGGATACCTTCAACCTCAAGTCTGTCGACTTCGGGGGCATCATCCATGAAGATGTGATGAACAAGGTCTGGAACATTGACCCCATCGATCTTCCCTACCAGGATCTTGCCGGCGTCGGCGAGCCCTTCAAGAACACGTACAAGTCGTGGGTCAAGGAGTCCCTGGCGGCTCCAGACATCACCAATGCGCGTGTCGACGGGGCGGATGCCGGCGCGGCTGGGTCGTCCACTGAGGAGCGCATCGGCAACCACATCCAGCTCTCCGACAAGGTCGTCAAGGTCAGTACTGGTGCCCAGGCGGTCGATACCATCGGCTACGCCAACCGGCTCGTCCATGAGCTGATGATCAAGCAGAAGGAGCTGAAGCGGGACATGGAGGCCATCCTCCTGAGTAACCAAGCGTCTGTCGAGATGACCGACGTGGTTGCCGGCAAGACCGCTGGGATCGGCGCGATGTTCGAAACGAACATCATCAATGGGGCCACGGCTGGCTTCGCGACTGGGATCTTCCCTGCTCCGACTCCTGGCGCGGCACGGGCGCTCACCGAGGAGGATCTCCGGGATGGTTCCGAGGCGGCTTACACGGCTGGCGGCAACCCCACCAAGCTGATGTCGACGCCGAAGATGATCCGCAAGATCTCCGAGTACCTGTTCACGGCGGCTGCCCGTATCGCCACCCTGATGTCTGATGCCAACAGTTCGACGACCAAGAACTATGGCAAGCAGGGTGTCACGGCGATCGGCGCGGTCAACACCTTTGTGTCGGACTTCGGCACGCTGGAGTTGGTGCCCAACCGCCTGCAGCAGACCTATCTGGTGGGCCCGACGGCATGCGTCAACGTGTACATGCTCGACCCGGACTACTGGGATGTCAGCTACCTGCAGGGGATCAAGACCGAGCCCCTCGCGAAGACCGGCACGGCGGACAACCGCCAGATGTCTGTCTACTATGGCAACCTGGCCCTCCAGGAGAAGTCGAGTGCCGTGGTTATGGGCATCAACCCGTCTCTTGATCTGACTGCGGCTTAATCGTCGCGCGTAACGACGGGGGCAGGGGTGACTCTGCCCCCCTAGGAGCACTTAGATGTGGTCAACCAAATTCGTAAACGGACGCGCGGTGGAGGCGTTTGAGCCCGATGGACATCCTGCACATGGAGCACCGGTTCAAAGCCGAGATCAAGCTGGAGGAGGACAAGACGCTGGTCCTCCGGACGCACCACCAAGACGACGACGTGTCCGAGCTGAATCAATCGCTGAGAAACTCGGGCCTGCTACGTCCCGGTCGAAATAGCGCGCCCCTCCACCCCGACGGGGCGGAGATGATCTACTGGTTCCAGGCCGATCAGCACGCCTGGGCAGTGCATAAGAAGCGTTTCCCTTTCCTGCACCAAGACCTCCACAGCAAGGATCAGCTCCGGCGCGAGGCGGCTGCCGCTGAGATCGCCCGGCAGCATCCCGAGTGGTTGGTCTGTGCACCCAAGCTGCGAGTCGTGGGGCAGACATGAGCAGAACCCTGGTCGGATACAACCACGCAGTCCTCGCTCAAGCCCTGAGGAAGGGGCTCGCCATCCGGACATTCCCCAAGCGGGCAGGAGCGCCCTGGGCCTGGCCCGAGCTACCGGATGAAGAAGTCTTCATGGCGCAGTTTCTGAAGGAGTCAATCGGGTCAGACCCGACTGAAGAGCTGCTGCTGACTTCGGCAAATCTGTCAGTCGACGCGTCCTGGGCCGGGGGTGTTCTCGGGCCCGATGGGGTCATCTACTGCAGCCCCTTGGGGTCGCCCTCTGTGCTGATGATCGACACCAAGACAGGCACGGCATCCAGAACGGACTTCGGGCTCGACCTTTCGGCGGCTGCGAAGTTTGTCGGGGGAGCGCTGGCCCCCAACGGCAAGATCTATTTCAGCCCCTACACCGGGACTGTGGCCCTTGTGATCGATGTCGCCGCGCAGACGGCTGAATTGACCGATTTTGGGCTCAATTTGACCGGAAACGCAAAGTGGCAAGGCATGGTCATGGGGCTGAACGGCAAGCTTTATTCGATGCCTTTTGCCTCTGCAAACGTGCTCGAAGTCACTCCAGGCGACCCAGGAACGGCGGTACTCAAGGACTTTGGGTTGAGCAGCATGAGCAACCCATCGAAGTGGTGCGGTGGGGTGCTCGCCCCCAATGGCAAGATCTATGGGGTTCCATATGCTTCATGGAACGTGCTCATCATCGACCCAGTAGCGGACACTGCGCAAAGAACTGACATGGGACTCGATCTCAGTGACAGTACGAAGTTTCAGGGTGGGGTGCTGGGTGTCGATGGCAAGATCTACTGCGCGCCGTGGTCCTCGACCACTATTCTCATCATCGACCCCGAGACAAATACTGCAGTGCGCTCAGCGATGGGGGCGGATCTCTCCGGGACCAATAAGTGGGTCGGAGGTTTTTCTGCCCCTGACGGGAAGATCTACTTCATGCCCTATTCAGCTCCGGATACGCTGGTCATCGACCCCCTGGCCGGGACGGCTGAGCGGGTGCCGATCACGACAAGCCCAGGTACAGGCTACGGAGGCGTGATGTCTGCTTTCGGGGATGGGTATATGATTCCCCGTGCAACGAGAGCAGATGGCGCGATTACACGCCTGCGCTTCAATAAGCGGTATTCAGCGTCACTGGTTCTCGATCCTCGCTTTAACCAAGCATTCTAAGGAGCAATTGATGAAGACGATCGACAAGATGACCCATGACGACATCAAGGCGCTGCAGGAGCAGATGCTGAGTCTGGGATACTACGGTGGAGCGGTAGACGGTGTCTGGGGGCCGGCCACGGCGAAGGCATACCAGCACTATCTGACCCGTGTTACCCGGACGACCCCTGAGGACGTCATCGTGGCCCCCGCCGCTCCCAAGCCCTGGTGGACCTCGATCACGCAGAACGGGGCCCTGGTGCTGCTCCTGGTCACGATCGCAAAGATGTTCGACATCGATGCCAACGTAGCTATCATGGAAAGCATCATCAGTCACGGGATCGAGCTGATCCTCGCCCTGGGTATCCTCTTTGGCAACTCCACCCGCAAAAAGAGCCTGGATACTGATCTGGTGTTGCCTGGCGTTCGCCTGTCCAAGCTGTTCAAGCGGGGTTAGATGCCTGCCTGACGTGATCCCCGACCTGGACGAGCCCTGGCATACCCAGGTCGGCATAGAATGCAACATACCCCTAGGAGGGCCCTGAGATGGCCGGAAAGCTCGTCAGAATCGATACCCCCACAGCCCCACCCCTACGCCTGCGCGAGGCCGAGGCGTATTGCGAGGGCCGGCGTGCAGCAGCAGACGGGGGCCTGGTCGGGGACAACCCGCATACGGTCCTGAATCCGCCCCTGGCCCCTCACTGGGAAGCAGGATTCGACTCATGGACTGCCGATCCAGCGGGGCTGAACACCAAAGACTTCTGCGCGCTTCGCTATGGTGGGGGCTACGTTCCGCCAGAGGGCTAATCACATGAAACGTGAAACAGTCGATCGTATCTCGGAGGTAGCGGACTATTTTTTCGAAGGAGCTTTTATCGCTTTTGTTGGTTCGATCAGTTTGCTGCTCTATTTAACCACGATAGGGGCGGTTTGAATGATGAATGTTGAGTGCACTGTGGATAAGGATTTCCCTGCATGCCAGGATCGCGAACTTGTTGCCCGTATGTATTCGATGGAGCGGGAGCTTCACGTTATGCGAATCCATGTCGATACGCTGAATCAGAAGATGTCGGTTTTGTCCGCCTGGGCCGAGGCGGATCGAGTGAAGTCGGCGTGGTTCTACGACAATCAGACCGACATCAAATCGCTGATCGAGTCAAAACGCTGGGCGAGCATCACCCGTCACGTCGTGGCCTGGGTGATGGGCGCAATCCTATCCGCCGTGGTGTTCTGGAACACCGTGTGGCCCCTCTTCAACAATGGGGAATGACATGTCCGAGCAGCTCTCGAAGAACTTCAACCGGGTCGAGTTCGCCTGCCGATGCGGGTGCGGGAGTGACCACGTCAAGCCCGAGCTGATCGCAGTGCTGCAGCGCCTGCGGGATAAGGTGAAGCGTCCCGTGGTCATCCTGTCCGGGGTCCGGTGCCTGAAGCACAACAAAAGGGTAGGAGGGGCCAGCCGCTCGCGTCACCTCGTCGGCGACGCCGCAGACGTCCGGATCAAGGACATGACACCGCGCCAGGTCGCGAAGATCGCCGACAGTCTGATGCCGGGGACCGGCGGGGTCAAAGCGTACTCAACCTTCACGCACATCGACACCCGCCCCGGTCTTTGGCGGGCGTAATAGGAGCGCTCCATGCCTGTCGAGAATCTGATCGGGTCGAAGTATGTCGACTCTCTAAACGCAGAATGGCCCCTTGATGGGGATTCCTCCGCCCAGGGCGCTCCTCACCTGCGCGGGGTGAAGAACACCCTCAAGAACACCTTCCCCAATCTGACAGGAGCGGTCACCCGCAATCAGGCGAACCTGAACACGGGTGCGGTCCCGGTCGATGCGGTGATGGTCTTCTACCAGGCAGCCGCTCCGCTGGGATGGACTCGCGTATCAGTGGGGACGACCTACGGCTTGCGCGTGGTCGACTCTTCGACGCCTGGTGGCGTGGGCGGGGGCTCGCATGACCCCGTGGTCATGGACAAGGTGCCCAGCCACACTCATGCGGTCAATGGGGCCACAGGGAATGCCAATGCCAACCACACCCACACGTTCAACGTGAACACGGGTGGGGAAAGTGCAGACCATGCACATTACGTCACGGGGAACACAGGTGGGCGCTCAGCGGCGCACAACCACGGGGGTGTCCTCCGGGCCGGGGGCTGGACCGGTGCGGTGGCAGCGGCTCACCCAGACCGCGCCCTGGGCACGCCGAGCGTGACCGATGCAGAGTCACAGGAGCATGTTCATAGCTTCTCGGCCTGGACGGGTGGACGCAATGCCGGGCACACTCACAACGTGAGCGGGACGACGTCAGGGTATAGCGCTACACATGCCCACGCGGTCAACATCACCAGTGCGGCGAACGCCGGGGCTGCCAACTGGCTGCCCCGCTACATGGATGTCATCCTGTGCAAGAGGGTCGCACTGTGAAAACGTGCCCCTTAGGTCACACCTGTGAGCAGTGCCTCTGGAACACCCATCTGCAGGGCGTGAGCCCTCAGACGGGGTTGCCGATCGATGAGCAACGGTGCGCCATCGCATGGCTGCCCCTGCTCCTGGTCGAGAACTCGCAGCAACAGCGGCAGACCTCTGCCGCCGTGGAAAGCTTCCGCAACGAGATGGTGCGGGACAACCAGGGGCTGCAGGCCCTTTTGTTCCACGCCGCTCAAGGGGGACTGACCCATGAACCAGAATGAGATCTTCATGGCCGCGCGCGAGTATCTGGAGCGCACGGTCGATGAGATGCCCGATAGCCTGCTGGAGACGCTGACACGCATGGCCGAGGGCTCGATGTCCCGAGCCCTGCGCGAGCACCCCAACCAATGGCGCACGACTGAGCTAGTGCTCAGCAGCTCCGAGGAGGGCTACAACCGGTTCGCTCTGCCATCGGATTACCTAGGGGCCATCGAGGTCCGCGCGACCGGGGACAACTCCCGCGTGCTATCCCAGGTATTCTCGATGGAGGATCTCCTGGACAACCGCTACCTCCTTGGTGCGGGCCAGCTCTTGTGGGTCACTGAGATGATCCCGACCGTGGGCATCACCTATCAAGCCGCTCTGGCCCCATTGACCAACAGTGCAAGCAACTGGGTCGCGGACAACTTCGGGGACGTCTATGTCTACGGCATTATGAGCGAGGCCGGCGTGCACGGGCGCAACAAGAACTGGATCGACATGTGGACAGGGCGTTTCCGCGCCATGCTCGGTGAGATCCAGCTCCAGGGCTGGAATCAGCGGCTCGGCTCCAAGAAGGTGATCGTCTGATGCCTCGTCAACGCGTCGACAACCTGGGACAGATCGGCATCAACAGCGACTTGATGCCCCCGTCTCTGCCGATCAATGCCTGGACTAAGGGCATGAACGTGGAGGTGATGGATGGTGCCGTTGGGCTCTCCTTAGGTGAACGGCGCATCCTCAACCTGGATGTGCGCCCCGAATTCCACTACGCCTACACTGACCCCCTTGGTGAGCAGTATCTGGTCATCAGCAACCGGGACAAGGTCTACATCTACCGCGTAGACGAGGGGGATCCCACTCTGCCCCCCGCAGGCAGCGACATCACCCCAGCCGGCTTTGTCACCCAGGGGCGGATCTCTTTTGCCTCGCTCAATGGGGTACTGATCGTCAACTCCTCCACGTCAGGCCCCTACTATTGGTCGGGTGTCTGGGGGACCGATCTAGTCGCCTTGCCGGGGTGGAATGCAGACTGGGTGTGCACCTCCATGGTGGCGTATCGAGAACACCTCGTTGCGCTCAACATGACCGAGGGGGCTAACCTCTATCCGCACAAGATCAGGTGGTCCAGTGCTGCAGGGCCCGGTGAGATCCCCAACGAGTGGGTGGGCTCGCTGAGCAATGCAGCCGGCTCGATGATTCTCGGCGACACCCAGGGCACGATCACAGGGGCTTGTGTTGTTCGCGATGGGCTATGGGTCGTCAAGGAGGATTCGATCATCCCGGTCAACTGGGTCGGGGGCGACTTCATCATGGTTCCCAGCCGGGCGATCGGCGGGGTCGGAACCCCATTGATCCATGGTTTCGAGGAGTGGCAGGGCGGGCTTCTGATCCTGACCTCGCAAGACCTCATCCTGTTCGATGGGGTCAATCAGCGCTCGATCGTGCAAGAGCGGGTCAAGACGCTACTCGGGCAGATCCTGGCCGGCGGTGCGGCTGAGCGCGCCCGGCTGGATGTCTCCTCGACACTCAACCGGGTCATCGTGCAGGGTGTTCTCGGGGGCCGGACTCGGCATACCGACGGGCTTGTTCTTGCCTTCGGCACGGGCGCAGACTCCTGGGGGCACCGTCAGCTCTTCAATGGGTACGGGTTCAGCAATGCGGTCGTGAACCTTTCAACGGCGGAGGACAACTGGGAAGACCTGACAGAAACGTGGGAAGACTGGGACGTCGCGTGGGCTGTGAACCGGTACACCCCCTCCCAGCCGATCCCGCTGGCGATGCAGTCCAATGATGCCGACACTGAATGGTGGGCCACGGCTCTTGTCCCCTTCGATTCTTCCGACTACGCCGGCAACCCGCGCACCTCCATGGTCGAGCGCCGAGGGATCCCGATCGAGGGGTCAGATGGTATCGCCATGGTGACCGAGCTATGGCTCGACCTCTTCAACGAGACCCCGGTGGTCGTGCAAGTGGGAGCGCAGGTCACGGTCGATGCTCCGGTGCGGTGGACTCCGGAGCGCACGATCCAGCCGGGGGAGAAGGCGCGGATCCCCGTCGGCAAACGTGGGCGCTATGTGTGCCTGTCCATTATGGCGCGAGAGACGGGCTTCTGGCGGCTCAGCTCCATGACCATCGACTGGGAGCACGACGGTGAGCGTTGACCGCAGACCCTATACCCCCGCCACTGTGCCCTCGATGCTGACTCCTGGGCTTTTGATGTGGTTGCGCGATGAGTTTCTGAAGCTCAAGACGACCTTCAGCGGGATCTTTGCTGACCTCAAGGAGCATGCAGAGTTGCTGGTGGCGTTGAACACCCATGCAGTGTTCAAGAATGTCACCGCGCTGCAAGAGATGACCGGGGTGCTGAAGATCTCTCCAGGAACCTCTACTCCATATGGTTTGATCATCAATTCAACCTGGCCGTCGCAGGATTACTCCGGTCTTCGTTTTAACCACAACAATGTCAGTAAAGCCATCATTCGTAGCCGCCACGACGGGGCCATCGAGTGCATCAAAGGTGACGATTCGGCGTTTACCACCATTGTCTGCGGCCCACTAGTCGCAGTCGGACAGATGACGTCTGCTTCTGTGGTCACTACAGGTAACTGCACGGTCGCGGGGGCAGTGATCACTCAGCCTGCACCATGGGATGATAAATATACCAATGGGCTGCATATGCAGAACAATTGGGGAACAGCAATAATAAGGACATACCATAATCCCGGCGTGTCTCAGGAGATTCAGTTCGCTTTTCAAGACGGCACGTCCAACGGTTATTCGAAGTTTAGGTGGGATGGGCATAACTACGCGCGCCTTAGTTGGTCGCTCTGGTCGGATATCAGGACCAAAGAAGATATTACCCTGCTGGACGCATCGGTTGATAAGATCAAAGCCATTCCGGGGAAGCGCTTTACGCGGACTTTCGATGAGAAGCGGATTCCTCAAGCCGGCTTTGTCGCTCAGGACGTGCAGGCGGTCTTTCCAGAAGCCGTTACGATCTACGAGCCGGCGACTGAAGAAGGGGAAGAAGCGCAGCTCGCCATCGACCCCAACGCAATCCTGGCCCTGGCAGTCGAAGCTCTTCGGGAGCTGATCGTTAGGGTCGAAGAACTCGAAAAGGCCAAAAAAGATGACGACAAAGCTCCAGCAAGCCCAGCTTGATGAATGGCCCCAGTGCGAGCCATTCCTGCGGGCCGCGCTCGAAACGACCAGTGACTGGGCCATCGAGGATGTTGCCCTTGCCGTCATGCAGGGCACCGTCGGGCTCCATGTTCTGAAGACCACCGAGAACGGTGCTGTCATTGGGGCTGGAGTCCTTTCGGTGGTCACCTACCCCAAGCGCAAAGTGCTGGATGTGCTACTCTTCTCCGGGTACGGGGACTGGGCCGAGACATTCGATCAGCTCAAGGCACTGGGGAAAGAACTCGGGTGCGTTGCACTGACCGGGCGCGGGCGCAAGGGCTGGATCCGCCGGCTGGATGCGTTGCCCCTGAACCAGTGGGAGATCCCGATCCAACTTACTGACCCTTTTGATACTGAGGAGGGGTGCTGACATGGCATTCTGGGCTCCAGTCGTAGCGTCCATGGCGGGTGCTGCCGTTGGCGGGTTGATGAACCAAAGCACCCCACAGACGCAGTCCACGACTCAACAGGGACAGAGTCAAACCGCAAGCCAGTTCAATCCCAACCCAGCAGCCATGCCGATGTATGGGATGGTCGGTGGGATCGGGCAGAATATGGGGCAGACCCCTACGCCTTACTTCCCCGGACAGACTTACGTCGGTCCTTCTGGCATGACCATGCAGGGCGTCGAGGGGCTCAACAACCTGTCCCCGTGGTATCAGGGCGGGGCTCAGTTGTCCGGCGCGGGCGGCATGATGATGGGTGCCGGGGCCGGGCAGATGGGCCAGGCAGGCGGCGCTTACAACCAGGCAGCCGGCGGCATGCAGCCGACCCTGAACACCTCCCAGAGCAACTACAACTACCTGTCTGGGGCGGCAGACGTCGCCAACAACCCCTATGTCCAGGGCCAGCTCCAGGCCAATGCCGATCAGGTCAACCGCAACCTGAATGAGCAGATGCTGCCGCAGCTCCAGACGGGGGCGCAGTCGGTCAACGCGATGGGCAACGATCGCCTGGGGCTCGCACAGGGCCAGGCCATCGAGGGCGCATCGCGCCAGCTCGCGGACGTCAATGCCTCGACCATGCTGAGCGCTTACGGGCAAGGGCTGGGAGCGCAGCAGACGGCGCTCGGGCAGACTGGGAATATGCTCAACAACCAACTCATGCCGGCTAACGCCATGGCGATGAGCGGGCAGGCATACGGTCAGGGTGGGCAGATGCTGAGCCAGGGTGGGCAGATGTATGGGCAAGCCGGCAACATGATGGGCCAGGATGCCCAGGCGAAGCTCCAGGGTGGGCAGATCGTCGAGGGCTACCAGGGGGCGGCGCTGCAGGACCAGATGAACCGCTTCAATCACATGTACACTGAGCCCTGGCAGCGCTCTCAGAATATGCAGGGGGCCATCAACACCCTGCAGCCGCTGGGGACGCAGTATGGTTCCGGGGCCAGCTCCAGTATGGGAACAGCCCCGAATCCCAACTACCTGTCCACCCCGCAGGCCATGCTCGGCGGCGCGTTCGCCGGGCACGGGCTCTACAGCGCGTTCAACCCCACTCCGCAGGTATCCGGGGCAGGGGGATGGGGCTCAAGCGCACCGATGGGGTATGGGCCAAGCGGTTCTCTGATTGGCGGCGGTTTTTACTGAGGATTAGTCGATGGCAAGCGCACCTAAACAACCCAAGGCACCTCCGGCCCCGTCCTTGCCTCCGCTCCCCAAGCAGGCACAGGTGGACACGACGTCCTGGAATGGAATGGGGCCCCAGCTCCCGGCGGACCCTATGTCGATGGGGACACAAGCCACGGGGCAGGGGCTCGCGCCCCCGAGCTGGATGCAGGGCGACATCTGGGGTGCCCCCTGGTGGGGACAGCAAGCCCCCAATGTCGGTGCCGCAATGATGCAGCAACAGGATCCCGAGGCGTATGCACGCATGCAGGCCATGCAATACGGGCAGCCCGCCCCTCCGCCTCCGCCGCCCCCTCAACGTAACCCTTACCAGCAGTTTCAGCCGCAGCAGGAATACCCAAGTGGGCGGGAATACTGGGGGGACAACTACGGGGGGTTCGGGCAGCGGATCGACCAGTCACGCGAGTGGGATCCTATGCAACAGCAACTGATGAGTGGCATGCCTGGCTACCCGTACCGGTAACAGCATGAACTTCGCGCAGATCCAAGCTCTCGGCGTGTCGGCGGCTCAGCGCTACGGAGTCGACCCTGCTCTAGTGCTCGCGGTCATGGGGCAGGAAAGCGCATTCAAGACAGGGGCCCTGAGTCGCAAAGGGGCTTCCGGGCTAATGCAACTGATGCCCTCGACTGCCCGTGACCTTGGGGTCACAGACATCTGGGATCCTGAGCAGAATGTCGATGCCGGGGTGCGGTATTTGGCCGAGCAGCTCAAGACATTCGGGTCTGTCCCCTTAGCCCTCGCGGCCTATAACGCCGGACCAACAAGGGTCAGGCAGCATGGCGGCATTCCGCCATATCGCGAGACGCAAGACTATGTCCGCCGGATTACCGCCAGGCTGGGCCAGCCTGGACAACCTAATAGCACACCCTCTCCGATGCCCCAGGGACCAGGGGCCTCCCCGTCGGAGGGGGTGCCACCAATGGAGACAGACCCCGTGTTCGAAGAGCAGCTTCAGCGCATGGCACAGCCGGACTTCATCCAAAAGCTCGCGATGAATCCGACCCTGCAGATCGGGCTCGGGATCCTGGGCAACCCCGCCGGGGCCGGGGCGAACCCCTTGGTCGGTATCGCTCAGGGCCTTCAGCAGGGTATCGCCGTCAGCTCCAGCGCGCGCGATGCTCAACTCAAGTTCGAGCTGTTCGCCCAGAAAACCCTGGCAGAGCAGGAGGATCGTCAGCGTAAGCGGGAGATCCAGCAGACCCTCGACCAGCAGGCGGCAAGCCTCGCGCAGTCTGATCCGCTCACGGCGGCTATCCTGCGCTCGAATCCCCTGGCGGCTGCCCCGATCCTGGCCCAGCGGGCACAGTCCGGGCGCACGCTCGATGCTGGTGGCGCTATTTTCGGAGGTGCCCCTCAGGGGCCATATGCGCCCCCTGGAGCGCCCGCCCCGATGGGGGGTCCAACCCTACCGCCCCAGGAGGCCCCCCAGGGCCCTGTGCCGCAGGCCGGGCCTCCGCAGGCACCACAGGACAGTCCCGTGGCTGCCCTGGAAGCAGAGGCGGAGCGGATGGCTCAGATCGCCCAGGCGACCCAGGATCCAGCGACCATGGAGCAGGCGCTCCAGCTCCGCCAGAAGGCGGCGCAGGCACGCGTGGAAGAACAACAGCGGCTGGCCCAGGAGCAGAGGGCAACCCAGACCCCCGATCAGATCAGGGCGGCTGCAGCCGATGTGGAGAAGGAGCTGGGGCCGGCACGCGAGGTGATCTCGATGCTGACCAACATCGAAGACCTCCTGAACACCGGGTCGCCCCTGGCTGCCGGCGGGGCTATCCAGCTCCTGCAGCGGGCTTTCGACCCACAGGGTGTCGTGCGGGACTCCGACGTGGCGCGTATCGTCAACTCGCAGTCCCTGCTCGGGCGCTTCCAGGCGTTCCTGGGGCACATTGCAAACGGTAATGAGCTGACGGCTCAGCAGAAGCAGGAGATGGTCAGCACGGCGCGGATCCTGGCCGAGAATGCCTCCGCGATTGCCCAAGGGCGGAAGGAGGCCCTGGAAGCACGGTATGGAAGCTTATATGACCCGATGGCGATCGGGCTGCATCTGAATACGGTGGTGCCTCAAGCAGAGCAGCAACAAGGGCCGAGCCCCTTCGACGCCCCGGCGGACAACCTCGACACCTACCTGCAGTCCTTGCCGCGCGACCGCCCCTGGACTCCGGAGGAGAAGGCCAAGGTCGAGGCATTCTTGGACGAGGCACTCCTGCCCAAGGAGAAGCCAAAGCGGGGAGGAATTCTCCCCTGGGTCATGCGCCAGTTCGATGGGGACGATGAATGAACGTCGAAGAGTTCACCCGCCAGCTTCTGATGGCACGGGCGCAGGGCGACCCGGTCATGGAGCAGGAGCTGATCAAGCGCTACCGCGAACAGCGGATCGACCGGTTATCCGAAGGGGTTACCGGAGGCATCCGCGCGTTCAATCAGGGCCTGACCCTCAACTTCGCCGACGAGATCGAGGCCGGCATGCGGGCCCCATTCGAGGACCGAGGCTATCGGGAGATCCGGGACGAGATCCGTAACCAGCAGACCGAGTGGGATGTCGAGCACCCGACGTCTAGCTTTATCGGGGAGCTAGCCGGGGGCATGACGATGGGGGCCGGCGTGCGTCCCGCGCTGGGGGCCCTGAGTGGCGCAGCACAGAAGGCGATCGAGCCGGTGACGACCTGGGCCCGGCAGAACCCGGTCAAGGCCATGGGTGCAGCCGGCGCGGTCGGGGGTGGTGTTGCCGGGGTCGGCGGGGCCGAGGAGATGTCCGATGCAGCCGGCGGGGGGCTTGTTGGCGGGCTTGTTGGTGGGGGCCTGGGCCTGGCGCTCGGCGGGCTTGGAAAAGGGCTCCAGGGGGCCGATCGGGCCCAGCGCGGGCGACTGCGCGACCAGATCATGTCCAACAAAACACCAGAGCAGATTGCCGATGAGATGCGCGCACGGGGCCAGGATGCCATCCTAGGCGACGTCGACCACAACACCAGGGGTCTGCTCGGCGGGCTTCTGCGGCGCAACGACGATGCCTCACAGGCGCAAGAGATCCGAGACTTCCTGGATCAGCGTCAGGTGGGGCAGTCCGGGCGTATCCAAGACATCATCACCGATCAGACGGGTGTGCGGATGTCCGCTGATGAAGCAGAGCAGACTCTGCGCGAAGGGCGTAACAGGATGGCCCAGGGCCTTTATGGCCCGCTCCGGGGCCAAACCTTCGAGCCATCTGATGCGATGATCGATGGGCTGGCCCTGCCGGGGAACAAGCAGGCAGCCAAGCGGGCCCTCGACGTGCTGCGGCACCGGACCAACAACCCGGCGCTCACGCAGGAAGACGTCATCGAGGACTTCGATTTCTGGCACCTCTACCAAACCGGGCTGCGGGAGACAGGGCAGTCTTTAGCGAACCCCAACAACCCGGCAGCCTCGCGCCAGCTCAGCAGTGAACTCGGCGACCACCGGGCGCAGCTCCAGGATGAGATGTTCAGGGCCGAGCCCTGGGGCGCTCAGTACGAGATCGCAACGGACGCATACCGGGAGGCGTCCAGCGTCATCGATGCGCTCAAGGATGCCGAAACCTTCCGCTCGACCCCGCTCGATGCGCTCCGCCGGCTTGTGCACGGGGGCCATGGTGTGCCGGGACTCTCCGAGGAGCAGAAGACCGCATTCACGACCGGGATGGTCGATGGGTTGATGAAGAAGGTCTTGTCGAGCCCAGACTCGGCGAACATGGCGCGCAACCTGATCAAGTCTCCGGACATGCGCGAGCGGCTCAAGATCGTGCTCGGGGAACGGGAGGCCAAAGATCTGATCGACATGCTGAAGGGAGAGGTGGAGAAGGCTGCAACCTGGCAGGAGGTGTTCTCCGGGTCACAGACGGCGAACCGGCAGGCCATGGAGGCTGTGCTGGGTGGGGCTGCAGGAACCAACCTGGCTGACGTCGGGGAAGCGCTGACGAGCGGGGACATGTCTCAGGCAGGGCGCTCAATCCTACGGTCCTTGCCGCGCCGTGAGCCGAAGCTGAGCCCCAAGATGCAGGAGTACCTCTACCGGCTCAATCGTGAGACCGACCCGGCAGAGGTCCAGAGGATGCTGCAGGAAAGCTTCGCTCCCCGTCGATCGAACGTTGGGCCGGCGTTGCTCGGTGGCGGGCTGGGGCTGTTCTAGCCCCAGAACAGCTTGATGATGGCGGCGACAACCACGACCACGGTAAGCACCCCGAGCAGGGCAACGAACCCGGTCAGCAGGATGAAGCTCCGAAGGGTCCGCCGCTCTTCATCTCGAAAATCGGCATCGGTGGCGTAGCGTCTCAGATACGCCATTTGCTCTTGGTCCTCTTGTGACAAGGACGCGTCCTCGTCTCTACGGTAGTCTTCAGTCATCGTAAGTCTCCCTGGTGGGGCCATCCATGGCCCCTGTTGTGGTTAGTAGCCGAAGGGTCCGGGTGTGCGGCCTGCTGGGGCCCCTGTGGCGACAGGAGCGGGCGCAGGAGCTGCCGGCTGGAACGTGCTAGGGCAACGTGCCCCTAGCGCCTGGCGCATGTCAGGACGCTGGCAGAGGCGGGCTACGGCTGCATCAGTCATGCCCATCGACACCAGGGTGCGGGCATCCTCCCGAGCGGTACAGTCCTGGTCCACCAAGCCCCCACCAAACCCGATCCCGAGCCCCGGCGTAGATACATTGGCCCCGTAGGTGGCGAAGCAGGGCACCGTCGCCCCAGGCACGACCACGGTCGAGTCGGGGGGGTTGGCGATGCGTGCTGTGCCCTCCTGGCGGGTCGTGATCCGTTGGTCCGCTGGGGCCGATGCGATCGACACTGATTGCACATTGCCGCCGGACGAGGACGAGGCCGAAGCTGCGCCGCCCTCACCCCCGAAGCCCTGGCCCCCTGCGCCCCCGAGCCCACCCTGGCCCCCTGCGCCCCCGCGTCCACCCTGGCCCCCTTGTCCGCCTGTGCCGATACCGACACCAACACCCAAACCAACCCCGACCGCCGTGCTCTTGGCCGAGGCTGAGCTGCGGGCGGATGAGGAGGACGAGACGTCGCCGACCGATCCCCCGTTGTCCTGGAAAGGGGGCGGCGTGCCGCCGTGGGGCGGGGTGGCGAAGGCTGCCAACGGAAGGGCCAGCAGGCCAACTGCGATGATTGAACGTGTCATGCTTTTTCTCCTGGTAGAGGTTGAATGAAGAAGAAGAGCGGCTGAGCATCCGCGCTCAGGTCGCTCCATTGCATCCCGACGAGCACCCGCTCGCCGGTATCACTCCGCTCGACAGGGCCCACCAGGGTGATGGGGTCCGCGCCGGTCGGTGGCATGCCGAGATCGTCCAGCAGCTCGGCCTGCACTGGGATAGCTTCCAGGTCGTCGAAGATCTCGACCGGGGGCCAATGGATATCCTGGTTGAACTTCGCCAGGGCTTGAATTGCTGCGTCACGGGCTTTCACTGGTCTTTCTCCCTTCCCGCTCCAGCAGAGCGGTTGTGTTGATTAGCCGGGTGGCAAGCTCCTGGATGAGATCGCTCGACACCCCAAGGGCCTCCCGCGCCAGGTCGTTGTTGCTCAGGACCGATAGCCGGGCCTTCTCCTCCAGCCGGACCTGGGGGCGCAGCACGTCCAGCGCGCTGGCCTTGAGTTCGGCCATGAGCCGGGTGAGCACCCCACGCGGGACCGTCACGTAGAGGGCCTGGTCTTGCTTGGCGATAAGGGTGCCAAGCTCCTGGACGACACCCATCAAGCGGGTGTAGATCAGCTCCTGCCCTGTCTTCTCGGCGAAAGCCCTAAGCTGCGGCATTTTCGGCGGCGAAAGCATGCTCAACCTCCCTTTTGATGACAGAAGCAATCTGGTTGTAGCGCTTCGCCCCACGCTTAAGGGTCAGATAGTAGGCACCCTGTTTCGACGTCTCTGGGAAGAAACGGCGGAGCGAGTGGATAGCGAAAGCGCCATCGATGAGAGCCCCGGAAAAGCGGAAGATGGTCTGCCCGTCGTCCCGCAGGTTCTCCTCGATGTATCGCCCTTCGAAGTGGTTGACGCAGTCATGCACGCGGTCCAGGGTCAGCCGGCCATCAAGCAAGGTCGTCACGGTCTAATCTCCTCTGCAGTATGGTGATGTCCTCGATCAAGGCTGAACGCTCCAGCCCCCTGTCTTCTGCCCTGAGCCGCAGGGCCTCCAGCTCCTTGTCCACAAAGCTCCTCAGATCCTCCTGTGCCTGCAGCGCACCCTGCAGTCGGTTGGCAAGCTCGCAGGCCAGGACTTCAGTGGCAGTGGGATCAGCGCTCTGCACGTCGAGGGCGAAGCCCTCATTGATCAAGACCTCATCCGATGACTGCTCGTATTTCGCCCGGTTAAGCATCGGTCTTCTCCTTCGCGGCGAGCCAGGCGGACTCAAGGCGCTTCGCGTATTCCTTGATATGCTCCACCTGGTTCAGTGGGACGATCACGGCGACCTTCTTTAGGCCGGCTTGCGCGAGGCGCTCTGTGCGGAGCAATTGTCGATAAGCATCACGCTTTCGCCGTTGTTGCGTTGTCTGGTTCATGGATCTTCTCGATGATCTCTTGACTGATCGCGGCGAACTGCGGGGAGTACGCCGAGACTACTCGATAGTAAGCCGACCGCTTACGGGTTGCCGCAACAAAGCGCTGCAATGAGATCACCTGGTACTGCTGCAGCGCGGTGTTCCAGCGGGTTACGAACCGGTAAATCACGCCAGAGGGGAGCACGTAGCGCCCGTTGCCATAGTCCGAGTCGATGTCGTTAGAGTTGAAACGAAACATGCCTATCTCCGATGTGGTGTTTTCCTTGCCGTGCCGGGCCCTGCCAAGCAGAGCCGTGCCTGGCCCAACCTAGCCAGACCTCTGGTGGAGAGATCCACCGGTCAACCGTTGCCGGCTGACCGCTAGAGACTCTAGCCCCTGCCTCACCAAGCCACGCCTAGCCGCTCCCCGCCCTGCCGGACCTGCCGAGCCTCTGGTGGTGATCCACCGGTCAACCGTTGCCGGCTGACCGCTGGAAACTCCAGCCCTCGCCTCTCCGCGCCGGGGCAGGCCTAGCCGGGGCGCGCCTCGCCACGCCACGCCTTCTGGTGGAAGAGATCCACCGGTCAACCGTCGCCGGCTGACCGCTGGGGACTCCAGCCCTTGCCGCGCCGTGCCGAGCCCAGCCGGAGCGCGCCCCGCAGTGCCCTGCCGAGCCTCTGGTGGATGATCCACCGGTCAACCGTCGCCGGCTGACCGCTGGGGACTCCAGCCCTTGCCGTGCCCCGCCGCGCCCTTCCCCGCCGTGCCAGACCTGGTCCAGCCAGGGCTAGCCCCGCCGCGCCCTCTGGTGGAAGAGATCCACCGGTCAGGGCTTGCACCCTGACCGCTGGGGACTCCAGCCCTCGCCCTGACATGCCCCACCGGGACTTGCCAAGCCGAGCCCTACGGGGCCCTGCCTTTATTTGCCGCGCAGGGTTTTCCGACAGAACAGGCGGATGCTTCCCAGCTTGGCCTGCTCGTCTGTCCTGCGTTTCCGTTCGGCTTGCGACAGCTCGTCTACCCTGACGTGCGTGTAACTCTGCTTAGTGTCGCGGAAAAGCTTGCGGAGTCCTTTCGCCAGCCCATCGGATGCAGTCTCGATCTGCTCGGCTGCTCCCTGCACCCGGTATCCGATGCCCCGCACGTTAAGCAGCTCCCTGTCGTGCACCAGGAGCAGCTCATCCTTGAGCCGTTCAACGAAGGACATAAAGGCAAAATCAAACGAGTCGAACGCGGCACGGGGGGCCGGCTCAGCCGGCGGGATGATCCCACTGTGCCACACAAGGTCCGCCTTGGTGATGGTGTACCCTGGCCCCTGCTTAGCCAGGAACGCGGCTAAGACGACCTCCGGAGTGAGCTGCTCCATGTCCATCACCCCACCTCTTCAACGCTGAACCGACCGAAGATGCCGCCGCGCTGGGGGCGGAAGTCTCCGAGCCCCACGTACTGCCCAGCGGCTGCTGCGCAACGAAGGACGTCTGTCTTGTCCATCATGTCGGTGTCGACGATCAGCTCGATTTCGGCCTTCCAGTTAGCAAACTTCGGGCGGTAGCGCATGACCCGCGCTCTGCCCACCACGACCCCGCGCACGTCTTGAAACTCTTCGTTGTCGAACAGTTTGTCGGGATCCTGGGGGCCCTTGTAGAGCAAAGGGATCTCCTCCCCGTTCGCCATGATGCTGCGCTGCATCTGAGCGCCCAGCTTGCTCAGCTTCGCCCCTGCGACAAAGCAGCTCAGCAGGTTGATGGTCGGAATCACGACACGACCCTGCCGGGTGTAGAGCGACGCGTTGTACTCGCTTCTGGCGATCGCCAGGTGGATGTCATCGGTCTTCTTCGTGATCGCGGTCAGCACCTTGTGCGCCTTGGTCGCCTTGTCGAGAGGGTTAGCCAGTGTCGCCGCGTGCATCAACATCGGGCTGCTGCTGGTCAAACGAATTGCCATGGTTTCCATCTATCTCATCTCCGGGCTGTGGTTGAGGGAGGGGCCATCGTTGCATGATGCGCCCCCAGGTGTCAACAAGTGTTTACCAAGTCATCGCGTTCTTGCGCGTCTCGTACTCCAGCCGCGCGGCGTGCTGGCGGGCCTCCAGCCGGACCAGGGCGACCCGGACCTGATGGGTCCAGCGTATCCATGTCTTGAATCCGACTCCCTTGGTGTCACGATCGAAGCCAAAGACGTCGACCCGCTCTGGGTCGTAGTCAGGCGACTCGGTAAAGCGGGCCTCCAGGGTCCGCTTGGTCCGCCGCGTCAGGGCGTCCATGGCAGCAGCTTGGCGCTCCTTGTCGTCGTGCCTGGGCATCTGAATAACGATTCTCATCTGGGTCTGTCTCCTGGTTAGATGAAACCGCCTGCGGCGGCGAACATGAAAGCGAAAATGCTCACCGCGATGAAGAGAAGCACGATCTTCATAATCAGCTCGAAGTGCCTGAGAATGACGACCAGGGCGAAGTAGCCGATCACGATACCTGCAGCGATCTGAAGCACGGGGGGTCTCCTGTTAGCTTGACGTCAGAATGATCCAATATGTCCACCCACCCTGCCGGGTGCCCCGGCGGAAGCAGGCGGGGTTCTCCAGCCCCCCGAGCTGCTGCCAGTATTCCTTAGGAACCTTGGCATACAGCGGGCGGCGGCAGCGGGGCTTCTTGCTCATCGCGTGGCGCACACGGGGCCGATGCCGGCCTCGATGCTCTCCGGTGTCGTCAGGGCCCGTCCGCATGCGCAGCACACGCCCTCATGGTAGAAGGTCGCCTGCGCGGCCTTGTCCCACTTCTTCGCGATGACCGCGTCCAGATACCACTGCAGGGCGCGCCCGGCTGGGCTCGGGTTCAGCTTGGCCCTGTGGCCGAAGACCGACGAGGGCGAGATGTAGCCGCAGTATTTGTAGTCGCGGCTGTTGTCTGGTCCCACCAGGACGTCGATGAAACGCATCGGGGGCCGATTGTCGGCGCTGGCGTCGCCCATGCGGACGCGGTAGGTGTAGCGGTGCTCCTTCCCGACCAGGGTGAAGCGACCATGGCCCCCGAGGACATAGGCGAGGGCTTGCTGGGGCTGAAGGGCGTGGCTCATGGTGTTCTCCGGTGGTGCTGGCCCCCGAGGGGCCGGGTGGTGTCTCAAAATTCGATGTCTTCAAGCCAGTCACGGGGGTCTGCGAGTTCATCGTCGCTGAAGGCTGGACCGGGCTCATCCCAGCAGGGGTCGAAGTGCTCAGCGTTAAGCTCGGCTATGTAGTCCTCACGGGCATTGAACTCGTAGTCCCGATCCTCTTGGTCGACTGGAAACTGGCTGTACATGTGGTGTTCTCCGGTGGGGCTGGCCCCCGAAGGGGCCGGGTGGGTGTCAGCAGAAGTAGGCGCGGACTGTCTGCTCAGCGCAGAACCAAGCCTGGCGGGCTGCTTCCGCCTCGTCGAAGCTCTCGACGCTGTTGAAGTCCAGCGCGTCGACCTGCTCGTCGATGCTCTGGAAGTACGCCGACTCGGCGACCTTGCGAGCTGCGAAGCGATGGGCTTCTGGAAGACGGCAGACCAGGACTTTCAGGGACATCGGGACTTGATGGTTCATGGTTTTCTCCGGTGGTGGGTGGGTGGCAGGGGTTGACCTGGGGGACCATCTTACAGGGTGTGATTCTCACAGGTCAACACTTTTTTACAGCAGTCCACGCTCAGCAAAACTGAGGCTGCCCTCGCTGCCCAGGATGATGTGGTCGAGCACCCGGACGTCGATCAGCACCAGGGCGTCCTTCAGCCGGGTGGTGATCCGGTGGTCCGCCGTGCTCGGCTCGGGATCCCCCGAGGGGTGGTTATGGGCGAAGATCACGGCAGCCGCATTGTGCGCGAGCACCTCCTTAACCACCTCCCGAGGGTAGACCGATGCACCGTCGATGGTGCCCCGGAAAAGCTCCCGGTAGGCGATGACCCGGTGCCGGTTGTCCAGCAGCAGGCACGCGAACACTTCATGCTCCAGCCCCGCGAGCTGCAGCCGCAGGTAGTCGCGGGTTGCCTCAGGCGAGGTCAGGACCGTGCCCACCTTCTTCAGCCGGCGGGCCAGGATGCGCAGGGCCTGCGCGATGATCTTGTCCTCGTCGACCGTGGCGGGGGCCGCGCAGTAGGCGGGCGCTTCTTCTGTTCTGATGGTCATCTCAGCGCCCCTCTGGTGCGGATACCAAGCAAAGCTTGAATTTTCTGATGTAACGCTTGGCCCCGCTGATGGTGCGGAAGACCCCGAAACGGACCCCTAGCGCATCGTAGACCCCATAGCCGATAGCCCGCTTTGTGGTCCCGTCGGGGTTCACATCATGGAGCACATCGAACACCACCCGGAGGTGGACCCGGTTGCCGGGGGCCAGCTCGCCGAAGGAGCGGTTGATCTTGTACTGGTCCTGCATTGACCATTGCTTGGTGTTCACAGTGCGTCTCCTTATTGCCAGGGGTACACGTTGCTTGTCAGAGCGCCTTGGAGAAGGCGGATGTGGGCCTGCACCTTGGCGCGTCCCCAGCCGCCCCGCACGGGGTTGCAGGCGAGGAACATGGCTGCGTTCGGGCCCTTGGCGCGGATCACGTTGCGAAGCAGGCGGATGATCTCGCGTTCGTTGCTCAGGTCTTCTCTCATGGTGTTCTCCGGTGGTGCTGGCCCCCCGAGGGGGCCTGGTGGTGGTTTACTTGCCGGCCAACTTGACGATCGCGTGGGCTTCTTGCCAAGAGTCGAATTCCGCGACCATGTAGTCGACCCACCCGACCTTGTGAAACCGATTCTTCTCTAGTTCGATCAACTTCTCAGCCTTCTTGATCCGGGCCTGGAGCTGCGCCTTTGTTGTGCACCCGCCGCCTGTATACCCTTCATCAAATTGCTTGAGCGATTGGCTCAGGAGGATGGCTGCGGAACCGTCGATCTTTCTCAGGACTACGAATTTCATGGCTTTCTCCGGTGGTGGGTTGGTGGCAGGGGTTGACCTGAGGACCATTTTACAGACGTGATTTTCACGAGTCAACGCTTTTTGCAAAAAAGTTTGCGCCGGGTTACAGTGGGCAAACGCCTGTAAACAAAGGAAAATCACATGAGCATCGAGATACCACCGGTCGCCCCGGTGATGAGCAAAATCCTGAGCACGCGGATGCCTCAGGATGACGTGGATCAGATCTACGAGATCGCCGATCGGCACAATTCAAGCGTGGGAATGGTCCTGCGGGTGCTGATCAAGGAGGGGCTCAGCGCATACCAGGCACAGCAAAATGATCAAGCACAAGCTCCTCGTCGCGCGCGTGCGAAGCGAGCGACCGCTTGACGATCTCATCGACGGTATCCGCTGCAAGAAGCATGTGCCCGGTCACGGCTTGCCGCTGACCGGGCCGA